CATATGAGAGCCCTTAGGTACTTTAGGATTATTTTTATGCCATTTTTTTTCAGCAGCAACACCTTGTTTAACAGTCTTAGCTTTAGCAACTCTAGTTAAACTAATGGTATCATATGATCCTTTATCTTTAGTAGGATGATTTACCATGATATCACCAACTTTACCTTCACCTCTTTTAGTAGTTTTTTTATAAACCCTGTGTTTTTCACCACCTGTTGTTACTGTTGTCATAACTATTTACTAAAAGTACTTAACACATTCATTTGTTCTTGGGCAAGTTTTTTAACATCTGCCATCATTTTAGTATTCTTACGGATCTCATCTGCTCTCTTTAATGTACTTAGTGCAGATTCAACTTCCCATTTTCTCATTTCTGCTTTTGGTGTTGCAGATATAGAAACACCTACTGAAGCTTTTTTCACAGGTGTTTTTGTAGTAGTTGTTTTTTTAATTGCCATAACTATTTCTTTTTAGTAGTTGCTTTAATCTTCTTCTCTTGTTTTAGCATTGCTGCTGTAGGTTTTTTTCCAGAACCTTTAGCAGTACGGATGTTATTCCATAAAGAGTTTTCAACACCTAATTTATTTAATTTTTTTTTCATACAGTTATATTTTTCCAAGTTTTACCTCTATGTATATCTTTAATTGAATGATAACTTAATTTTAATAAATTTGATACTTCTTTAGGTTTATGACCTAGTGCTAATTCTTTTTTAATATTAATTACCTGTTCTTCATTTAGTTTTGCCATTTTATGTTCTGTTCCTGATTTCCAGTTTTTTGATAGTTTTTCTAAATGATGTTTTTTATAATCACTGTTTTGCCAATTAATTTTTTGCAGCAATGCTTTTTGTAATTTAACTTCTTCAGTTCTTTTTATTCCCAGATTACTACCAGCAATTTTTGCTATATTATATGTAGGTAAAAAAGTATCTAAATAAAATTGTTCTTTTACAAGTAAATATTGTGGATCACATTCTTCTAAAATTTCTAATTTAAAATTATTTTCTCCATATTTATTAACTGCACGTATCAGCTTTGTACAAGATTTTTTATTTACTCTAATATGATTAATATGAGTGTAATATCTTTTTACAAAGTTTTGAGTACTTCCAATATAAAAATCATCATTGAGGGTGTTACTTATTTTGTAAATAACACCCTGACGACTTTTATTAGTCATATACTTTAAAAACTGTTCTTCTGTTAAATTTAACATAACTTTTAGTTTTTATCCCAAAGACCTCTCTGGGACACACTACCGTCTTTTCTTTTTATCATCTGTTTTTTTTAACATGATGATGGTTTTGCTTTTTTAGGTGCAGTTGATTTTGCAGGTCTACCTTTAGGACTAGTTGTTGCCTTTAAGTTAGGATTAGTTCCTCCTGTTTTACCACTTGGTGTTTTATCTGCACCCATTATTTTTTTAGACTTTGTTTTAGTTACATTTGCTGCCTTCATTTTATTTTTATTTTAAGTGTTCCAATATTTTTCACAGGAAAGTATTAATTCCTTCAAGATATCCTCATTTAATGGGTTCTTCAAGTGTTCCAATACATCGGCTACATTTCTTCCAAGTAAACTATTTGACTTACCATGGTAAATATAACCATCCGGCTTACTTATAATATACTTAAAAAAACTGGAATCACGAACAATTGATTTAATTTTTAATGTTTCCATGTCCATATTAACTGCATCAATAAATGTTTTTGCAGCTCTTTCTTTGTTGGATTCAGCACCATCTCCAGAAATATATCTATCCATGTTTTCATAGATAAGATCTAATGGTGTTGATTTTCTATATTGTGTACTGTTTGTATCTACTACTTTAGCAATGTAGAATAACTTAGTACTGTTTTTATCAAATAATTTTTGAAGTTCAGAGTATGCTTTATTTCTAAGTTTTTTGTACTCAGTTCTAATCATTACTGTTTCTTCTTCTTTATCAAGATAGAATTTAGGTGGAACTGCTTTTGATCTTGCATCATCAAAACTTTTAGCAATCATTGCAAATCCTCCTGCTTCTATAGCATGAAGTTTAATTCTATCAAAAGGTTTTATTGGATCTAGATATACTGGATCATTACCACAAGCAATATCTATTTTATTCCAAAATTCTTTATTATTTGGTTGTAGTAATAATACTTTATTCCAAAAATCTTTATCTTCTGGATCAAGAACATTTGCTGCTAGTTCTTTCTCTAATTCAGATACTGAATATCTTATTTCTTTAATTCGTGCATCTTTTTCTTCTACACCCAATAATTTAATCTCAGGTGCAAATTCATTTAATCCTGTGATGTATCTAATTACACCATTATTTTCTAAACATGCAATTTGTTCAGTATGTGTTACTCCATCAAAAAGACTCATACCGTATTCCTCTAATCCTAGATTAGTAGCTTGTTTGTCAAAGTAAGGTCTTATGGCAATAGATGTTTTTTTAATACTACCTACTCCTACTTCTACCATTGTGAAATTTTCCATTTTGTTGTTGGTTTTTAATTATTGGTTTTTATTTATTTAAAAAAGGGAGGGTTGTCCCCTCCCATTTATGTTATATGTTAATCTTAGAATGAACCTCCAGTAACTGGGTTTCTCATAACAATTTTCAAAACTTTAGTTGGATCTTTAACCCAAATAGCTGGCATTGTTTGAGACATCATTACACGGTATCCATTGAATTGTCCAGAAGACTGGAATCCTTGAGTACGTCCCATGTAATCCATTGTTCCATTTTGGTACCACCATTTCAATTGATTATCCCAAGACAATTTCAATAAGAAGATATTGTCATTAGTATTATCAGTGATATCAAAGATAATGAATGAATAAGAAGATAATGGGAAACCATCAATGATTGGGTTCTCAATATCATTTGTATGAATGTTGTCAAATGCAGGATTCAATACAAATTTCACGTTAGCCAAGAATGGAATAACATAAGAAGTGTAAGCAAATCCAAAGTTCAAGTCCATACCTTTACCAGTGATTGCACCAATATCAGCAGCTTGAATTAAAAGACCTGAAGCAACAGCTTCTCTTTTAATTGCTTCATTTACCATTCTCATTCCACCCATACCTGTTTGAACTACTAGAGAACGTTTAGGATCTGGACCTTGGAATTCAACTTTACCATTGAAGAAGTTGTAGATCTCTCCACGGAATAAATCCAATGTGAAGTTATTTTTGTTGTAAACTCTTTTGAAAGAGTTATCCAATTGTCTCCAAAGACCGACAGATAATCTAATATCATCTGGACCATCTTGACGAACTCTACCCCCTTGTCCCCACATTAAGTAAGTCTCAATATCCGTTGCAACTTTTGTTAAGTGTGCAGCTTCCATTTGAGTTAAGAATGTTCTAGATAAGTCACCGTTATCAAATGCACGTTTAACTTTATCTTTACCCATTACTTTAACCATGTCATCTAAAGATGATACAGCAGGATCCATTTGTTTGTCAAAGTTTCTCCAGATTTCAGTTACAGGAACTGTACCATCTGCATTCATTCCACCTTTGATCATTAAGTCAGCACGAGAAGATACTGAATAATGTACGTGAGCTTCAGCACCACCAACAAAGTTATAGAATTCACGGAATCCTGTTCTTGTTGTGATGTCAGAAAATCTTTCACCATATTCACCTCTTGCAGAACCTTTACGGAATACTTTAGTTCCGTTTGTCAAATACTTAGAATCAAGATATTTGAAGTTGTCGTTGTTTACTAATTGAACAGTATAGATAAATCCATCTCCCATTGGTAAGATATCTTCATCTGTAATGTACATCTCAACACCGTTATATTTGTCATAAGTGATGATATCACCATGTCCAAACTCACGTCTGTTTAACTTGATTTTGAATGTAGAACCATCCGTACCTTTAAAGTTAGAATCTGGTTCAATGTCTTCAACAATGTAAGGAAGATCTACAGAAACAGGAGTCTGCCATCTGTACTCTCCACGAGCATTGTCAACCATAATTACATTCTTTCCACCAAAACTAGACATTTGGTAAAGAGGCATTTCAACTTTTTGAGCCATAGCCCATAAGTCAACTGGACCCAAATCCATAGGTTCAGCATCTTTTAGCATGTTTACCAAGTGGTATGAATCCACATGGGAACTTGCATTGTAAGCGGTATCTCTGAGGAATATACCATTGTTTAAAACTGGAGTTGCCATTTTATATTTGTTTATTTGTTACTATTTAAAATCTTCTGAACATACTTCCCTTAGAAAGTTTTCTTGGTTCAGATTTTGATGCTGGCCTTCTAGGTTCATCATCATATTGAGTATTTATAGATGAACCAACTTTTCTTGATTCTTCTGTTTTTAATTGTCTTACTACTTTCTCTGTAGCTGCTTTACCACCTTGTTCTCTTATCTTAGCTTCAAATCCTGCTGGATCTGCAAGTAACCAAAGAGCTTTAGCAATTAGATCATGTCTTGGTTCTACAAACTGATACTTCTCTAGTAAGTGACCAAGTAAGTTAGTTGGTTTTCCTGATATAGAAGGGTAATTTGGTTGAACCAGTCCTGAGAATAATAAACCTTGAACTTTCTTGTCAAGTTTTAAACCACCAATTGTTCCTGATGCAAGTGTTGCATAAACATTTTCTTGGTATGCTTTTGCTTGTTCAGCTTGCATATTCTTTTTATGTTCTTGTTCTGCTAATTGTCTTGCAACAATTTCTTCTTGCATTGCATCTAACTTAGGTTTAAATTGATTAGCTTTTTGTTCTAGTCTATTTAAATCTTTCCAATCTTGGATTTCAGATTCAATTTCTTCTGCTGTTCCAAATTGTGTAGTATGAAGATATGCTCTTGCAATTTCTGCTTGATCATATTCATCTGAAGGATCAAGTTGTCTCATTTCTTCTACATGAGCTAGTGTTCTAAATAAACCTTTAAGGTCTTGTCCACCATCTGCTACATATTTTGCTGCTACTTGAAGTTCTTCAGGAAGTGCATTAAAGAATTCTCTTGGAGTATTTTCTCTAATTGCATTTTCTCTTTCTTGGAAGTTTGCTTCAAAAAGTT